AAGCGGTTGGTATCCTAATCATTCTTTCCAAGATGGGATGCTTGTTGAAACTAAGAATGCGACTGTTTGGACGTACATTAACAGAAACGTCCAAGACTCCAATCTTATGAAAATGATGAACTATCCAAAAAATGTACTAAAAGGAATGGATGAGTTGCGAGTTGATCGCGGACTTAAGTACCCAATTACTGATATGTACTACATGACTCAGTTTGTTTCTTACCAAGGCGAAAAGCACGTTTACCGCTGGGATGGCTGGTACGGATTAAGCAGTGGACCACTCATGGCCGAAGATGATGTTGATGGCTTGTGGGTAGCCACAGAAGGGACAGAGGAATTCTGGGGCAACGATCTTGATGGGCTTACTCAACACGCAACCTATACTTATGGAGGAATTGTAAGGCTGATGACCTATCTTAAATACGGCGATAAGCATCTTGTTGAGGTTCTTCCTGCTGAATCAAACGCAAGAACTAAAAGTCAGTTTAGCCGTAAGCGTCCGTGGTTGAATGCCACGGGTCCGCGAATGTTGCTACTTGATAGAATGCCAGCAACGCAACGCAGAGACCACCAAGGCGGAACCCATGCCAGCCCTAAGCCCCATCGGAGAAGAGGCCATTGGAAGGTTCTAAGACACCCCAAATACCGCCATCACCCTCAGTACGGCAAACAGATTTACATCAAGCCCAGCTTTGTTGGACCAAAGCAAGTCACTCACGAAGGCAACATCTACAGGGTTGTTGAACCATTAGAAGAAACAATTAGCCCATAAAGGGTTGTTTGTGTTAGCATTACAACGTAGACAATTAACCGAAAGGAAAAACAAATGCTTAAATATTTTAAATTGCTTGATAGCGTTCAATCTCAGTACAACGGGAGCCAGAACCTCAAAACAATTATGAGAGTAAAACTGGATTATTACTTTGGAGCTGGAGAGGAAAGCTCCTATATCATTCGGAAATGGGAAGAAGAAAAAGCGGCGACTGTAGAGCGAAAGCTAATCGCTCAGCTAGAAAAGGCTGCAAAAAACCATGATTGGTGGTACATGATGAGCGATGACCATGAGGCTTACCGAAAAGGAGTTGATGAATCTCAGGAAATGGATTTGCTCGTTAATGCCCTAAAAAAGAAAGGAATGGAAAAGCAAGCCCTTGCCATAATTGATAAACACGTTCCAGACCAGCTTAGAGTAAACAGGGGAAAATAATGAGCAAAATAAAAGACAAGATAGGCAAAACAATACATCAGCAGATTGTTTGCGGTCTAACAAAGAGCGGACACTCAGGAGTAATTGCCATGATGTGTTGGGGCGCTCACGATTTCGTAGCGAAAGAGCGCAATGATGAAAGCGGAGACCTTCTTGACGGGCTTGGCTCTCTCCATTTTAAAGTTATCGGAAGCAAATTTAGAGGGAGCGTGAATGTGATTCTTCATTTTAATGATACCTACAAGGTTATCTTTACCAAGGACAAAAAGTGGAAAGACCCCAAGAATGTCGTTGAAGAAGTTGACAATGTTTACTTTGACCAACTAACTGATGTTATTGATAAAAGGGTTGAGCTGCCTGTAAAAGACGAAATGCCGGTGTGTCCATGAGTAGCCCTATGTGGTACATCAACGTATACAGAGTATCCAGAGCTTTCGGCGGACATGAAGAAGGCGGATGGTATTACGATGATGGAACTTTTATCCAAGAAGCAGGACAAACCCCAAATGAAGCTGCCGCCCAAGAACTTAAAAATAAGATTCTGGAACACATCAAAAAAGGAAAAATTAACTTTAGTTTGGAGCAAAATCAGATGGGCATGAATCCCTATGATGGGGCTGATCCAAGCGGTTACGGTGACGATAACTACCTTATAAAAGGAGGAAAGTGGGGAGATGAGAAAATCAAAGTATACGTTCAGAACCACAAAGGGCGGGATTTTCCAGAGGAGAGGCAATACTATGAATAAGATAGCGATAGGAGTAGGAATAGTTGTTTGTGTCTCTTTATTCGGATGGGCAAGCAGCATGGATTATGAGCAAGCTATGTTAGATCAGGCCGTTTATGTTCAATTTGTGTGTGAAGGCACTTATCCTGATTACAAAAACCTTGAACCGGAATGCGATAATGACTAGAGAACAGCTTGAAAAAGATATAGCCGCTTATCTTGATGCGGGGGGAAAAATTACTCAATGCAATGAAGAGCATCTTGACCGTGAAATTATTGATTTCAATCAAAGCAAGACTGCCAAAAATAAAAAACTTGATTGGAATGGCGAGGGAGCTAAGGAGCTTTATAGAAACGTCCGGCCAATTTCCTCTTTTATCTTTAACTCAAGAACTGTAAATCCTGATGTGGTTCTTGCCCCTTGGAAAACAAACAGCGATTACTTGACCCGCGATAGCGAGAGAGATGACCCAAATGATTGATAAAAACAAAGTAAGCTGCTGGCACGTTAGAGACCCAGATGAAAAGCCGGAGCTGATTGAAGCGCAAGAATTTGTCGGAGGCTGTGTTGAAATTTTACAGATGAGTAACTGTCAGGTTTTGATAAATGACGAAGGATTGCTTACTACCCTTCCAACAAACAAGGAAGTCACCAAGTTAGTAAACCAAATTGGTGAATACATCATAGATGACACTCGCGGTATTGTCGGTAACGCAATAATTTTATACGGAGACGCGCAATGGACTTAGTGTTATAATAGTAACTTTTAAAAATACGGAGAAAAGCATGAGCGATAGCATAAAAGAATTAGAAGATGGGGTTGTAGCGATTGATATGTCAAAAGAAATTGATGGCATTGAGTTGCAGAATCTTATTGAAATGATGACCTTAAACACGATGCGCGAAAGCTACATGAGCATTTTGTTTGAGAACGGAAGAACGCCTGATGAAGAGGCGTACAAAGATGCAAACAAGCGGATGGCAAAACTTTTCAGTGAAGCTCATCAGTGGGAAAAGTACAAAGAGCAAATCTGGCAATGGTTTGATGACCTCTATGCTAATATAACCCAAAAAAAAATAAAGGAAGCTAAGGTTTTCGCTTTTGATAAAGTCAAGGCATACATTGATGACGAAAGCAAAGCGTAGGTCTTGGGCGGCAGAAATTACTAAAAGTGATTTAGTAAACCATTTCTGTCATAAGCATGAAGGCTGGACTGAGCATGATAGGCAAGGCCGATACATTGGCTTTGTCTGCCATGATTGCAGAGATGCCAAACTACAACGCCATAAGGAAGATAATGACTAGCGAAGAGTTAAAGAAAATCAGGATTGATAAAGGCTGGAGTCAAAATGATCTAGCAAAGCTGCTTGGATACAAAGACCGCTCTCATATAGCAAGGCTGGAGAATGGTTATCAAGCAATAAATGAAAGATTCTCAATGTCCGTAAAATGGCTGTGCCATACTGATGCTGGAAGCTCTGAGCTGCATAGCAATAGCCATCCTGTTTGAAGCTGGGGGAGAACCTAGCGATGGGCAGATTGCAGTAGCCCAAGTAATCAGGAATCGTATGGCAGACCCCCGCTACCCCTCGGATGCGTGTCAGGTTGTTAAACAAGGTTATTACTGGCAAGGATTCCCTATCAGGGATAGATGCCAGTTTTCCTTTTATTGTGATGGAAAAAGCGATAACCCAAAAGATACGCAGCAATACTACAATTCTTTATATATCGCTTGGTTAAGTAGCATCAGAGAAGATGTTACAGGGGGAGCGACTCACTACCATGCCGCCGGATCATTTCCACGGTGGGCTGATACAAGATACCTTACCAAAAAAATTAATAACCATATTTTTTATCTGATACCTTGATTGATTCCTTTCCAAAACGACCCCGCCAATATGCAGCAGAAATTGTGCTGATGAAAACAAGAAAAGAAAGACGCGATGCTTTGGCTAAAGTGCCGGAAGATTGCCGCGACACAACCAAGCTCCATGTACAGATTTACTTTGATAGGAAAAAGATAGCCAAAAAATAACATTTATTACTTTTTAAATAACATTTATTACTTTTAGTCAGTAGTTGATTTTTATTTAAGATGGGAATAGGATCGTAATTGCTTAGCTATTTTTTTTCTCCTTTAGACTTTAAGCCCTCGCTTGCGGGGGCTTTTTTTGCTCTTTCAAATTGATACTTGATGTTTAATCCCGCCAGAGTGCATAGCCTGTTTTTTTCATCAAGACCCTTTTCCGTTAAAGTGTAATTATCTCCAAACGGCCTGATGTACCCGTTTTTCTTCGCTTCAAAAGCCGCTGTCTCTGGAAGCTCCTCATGTCCCATGACCGCCAATAAAGCAGAAAGCCTCCGGCTTTGATTTTTACTCAGCATTGGGGTATTCACCGGAACGGATTAGCTCACAGACCTCAACAGCCCTTTGCCCAACCTGACGGCTCCATCTTGAGTCCATGAACTCTGTTTGCGCGGTTTCATAATCCTTTTCTTCCATTGCCGCGATTGCTTTTTTGAATCCTTTGAATCGGGGGATTCCAAGATTAAAGATCATATTAAGGATGCCGTCTTGTCTTGGCGCATCAAGATTAGCGAACCATTGAAAATTATCATAGGCTTCTGTTTCGCACCGAGCGAGATCATTAGTCAAAAGCAGATCAATTTCGTCCTCAGATAAACCCAGCCCGTTTTCTGGATTAATGTTTCGTCCTACCCCTATAGTCCAAAACCCTTCTGAACACTGATAAGCTCTAGGCATTACCCCTTCATGTTTTCGTAGCATTGTGATTAGTTCTTTAGTCACTATTTTCCTCCGCTATTATTTGACCCGAAAAAGAAAGCTGATATGCCTGACACCAAACCTCCCAAGTAACCCAAAACTAGATTAACTATTGCGTCATCATTTGATGCAGGGTCTTGAATCGTTACTAAAAACACATAACCAAGAAAGCCAATCAAAGCCACCATTGCAAACACTTTAGGAATCGGATCGTTACCAAAAACCTTTCTTGCGTCTTGGACATCTTCAACCTGTTTCGCAAAGACATCTACATTCATTTGTTTCATCTTTAAGGCAAATTCTTTTTCCGCTGCCTTAATTTCGTTTATCTGCTCAGGGGTGGCATCCTCTATAGCCTCCTCTATGGATTTTGTGTCCGTGTTCTTAATACCTAGCTTCTTTGCGATTAGCTTAGCAGCCATCCCTCCCGCCGGACCCCCAACAGCGCTTCCTATAGTTGGAGCCAGTGTTTTTAACAGACCTCCTAGCTTCACGATTCCCCCTTTATCCGCATAAATAGATGCAAGCAATTTGCCCAGTATCAGAGGCTTGAGCAAAAGTTATGGCCTCCCTTGCCTTACAGACTGTGCTACTTCTAATTACATCATCTGATTGTTTCATCCCTTTTCCTGCCGTCCCAGAAGATACAATTAAATCTCCTATGGCAATGTCACCACTTTCTCCGCAAACATTAACTTGTCCTTCTCCCAAACTGTTAGTGTAAATATAGTCATGAGAAGTCAGTAAAGAAGCGTAATCAGGATCAAGCTCGTTATCTTTAAATTCGTTCATCCCGCTGCCAACTGTCTTTTCCCTGCTAAGGGTCACTGGGTAAGAACCAGAAGGAGCATTAGATTGGTAAACTCCTATAACTGATTTCTGGCTGGCACTACTGGATTTGTCTACATAGCTCAAGGTTTCAGATACCCCTGTTTTTCTTGCCACGCCCGTATCAACCAAAATGTCGCCAACCTCAACTGATGTAGCCTTTGGTAGAAGAGCGTCGTGACTTCCTGTAAATGGAAGATAGGAGCCAGTAGTATAAACATCACCACCCGAATAGACTCCGTAACTACTTAGCCCCAGCCGTCCAAATTTATTAGTTGAGTTGTAATACCCTTGCACTCCAAAGACATTGTTCCCTAAAGCGCCGGATGTAACTGCTGTGGTATAGGATGTATTTGTATCTCCATAACCAACAATGGCGTAATCCCCTGCATCACCTCCGGCATTAGCGACACCCAAACCAATATCAGGACCATTAGCGACTACAATTAATCCGAGAGCTGTAGATACAGTGCTGCCAAAAACACCTGCTGCACCGACTCCTCCGATGGTTGCTCCTGCTCCAAACCCGAAAAGAAGATTGGATTGGGTTGTAGATGTTCCTGATTCAATCCTGTCTACAGTAAGAGATGCAGCCGTAACCTTAGCCGCTGTAACTGCTCCAGCATTAAGTTTGTCAGTGGTTATCGCGCTTGCTGCTATATTTCCAGCTTCTACTGCAAGGGCATCAAGTTTGGCCGTTGTGACACAGTTTGCACCAAGATTTCCCGCTGTGATGGTTCCTGATGCTATTTCAGATGCGGTTATTGTTCCTGAATCTATCTGAGCAGCCGTTATTGTTCCTGATGTTATTTTTGCTGCTGTTACTGCTCCAGCGTCTAACTTTGCGGTTGTTACTGCTCCAGAATCAATTTTTGCCGCAGTTACCGCGCCAGCAAGTATCTTCGCTGATGTAACTTCGTTTGCTCCGATTTTATCTGCTGTAACAGCCCCCGCATCAAGTTTTGCTGTGGTTACAGCGCCAGCAACAATTTTTACTGCTGTCACTGCATCAGCAAGTATTTTTTCTGCCGTAACCGCGCCAGTATCTATTTTTGCGGCAGTTATAGCGCCGGATATTATTTTAACTGCTGTAACTGCATTTGCTCCAATTTCGTCTGCTGTCACTGCTCCGGCTGCGAGCTTTGCCGTAGTCACGGCATTTGCGTTAATTTCATTTGCTGTTACTGCGTTGGCGGCTATCTCACTGGCTGTTATTGCATTAGCAGCTATTTTTGCCGTCTCAATCGCGTCATCAGCTATCTTTGTAGTAGTGATAGCGCTTGCTGCAATGACATCTCCCTGAACGGCATCTGTGGCAATTTTGGCGTTGTTTACTGCATCGTCAGCAAGAATAGCCGTCGTAACTGCTGATGCCGCAAGCTCGGAGGTACTTACAGCATCAGCGGCGATTATGGCAGCGGTAACAGAGTTGGCAGCTAATTCAGAAGTTCCAACTGCATCAGCGGCTATTATCGCAGCGGTAACTGCGTTAGTTGCCAGCTCAGAAGTTCCAACTGCATCCGCAGCTATTATAGCGGCAGTCACCGAATCAGCGGCTAACTGGGCGGTAGTAACTGCATCATCACCAATTTGCGTAGCGGTAACGGCATCAGCGGCAATTTTTGCAGTCGTGACAGCAAGAGAGGCTAACTTGGCTGTAGTTATAGAGCCATCAGCAACATCTATGCTGTTTGCTATAAAACTTCCTGATACTGGCGAGGTGTAAGCAGATTGCGAACCGTAGATGTTTACAGATCGCAGTTTAAAATAATAAGTCGTTCCCGCAACCAAACCGCTAGGCAAACCGATAGGCACTCTTTTTGCTGTCGCTGGCTCTCCGTAAAAGCTGGTCAACAGAGTATAAGTGCCACTGGATGAAGTGCTGTACCAAAGCTCTACGGAACGGTAATTGATGTTAGTGGGTGATACCCAGCTAACTTCGGTAAATCCTTCCCTGCCAGTAGATGCCGCGACACTGGTAGGGGCGGCGATAGTATCTGGTTGTGTGCAAGTGTGAGTCGCCATTTAAAGCACCCAATCGCTATAGACACTATCCCAGCCCTGATGTCTTATTCTTACAACATAAGTCGTGCCAACCACTCCATCCGTAATCAAAAATGAGGTTACGCCTTTGCCAGCGATTCCAGCGGTGACATACGCTGTATCAGCTTCACCGGATTTTTTCATTTGAACCTCTGTCCCCTGAATTGCGTTGGAGCTGCTGTTTGTCCACGTTGCAACGATTCTTACAGAAACGACATAGGCACTGGATACCTCAGTCTGTTGAGTCAGGCTTAGATTAGTTGGAGGTGGAATAGACATATCTCCCATTTCCGGCGGTGATGCAGTAGCTTGCGGAACGGTATAATCACTAGCGGCATAGTTATATATGCTAGATGAAACTGATTGCAGATTAAGCCTTGTCGCCGCAAAAACCACCCCTTCGTTTTCTAAAAACTCCATCTGCATGGAAACAATCTCAAAGTTTTTATTTGTATAATTAAGCCTTGAGTTGGTCATTTGCACCCAATCAGATGGCTGGCATCTCATAAACTCAATAGAAGTCAAAACCCCAACAGAGGTTGTTTCTCGCTGCTTTCTTAACTGGATGCGCTGCAACCTTTGAGCCATCGTATAGGTAGAAGTAAAGGGAAGTTGCGCCTCAAAAAACTTTCTGTAATTTGCGCTTGCTGCTCCTGATGGGGTGTCAGCGGCAAGATAGGTTGAATCTTCATAAGGCGTAGCTTCAGTCACAAGGTATTTATTATCTTTATCAACAAATAAGGCTTTGACCCCGTTATACAGCTCGCCAGAACCCACATTTGTGCTGACTTGAATATCTCCCAGCACGTTGTCATCCGTAAGGGTTAAAGCTGGAGTCTGCGCCCCTCCAGCAAACATATTAAATTTTCCGTTGGTGTAAGTGATTGCACCAGAACAAGAGGATAAAAACCCCTCCAGCAATCCATCCAAGGAGGCCGCAGCGTGACTCATTCCGTTCAATGTGTATCTTTTTTCAGTAGCAGAACTGGGTATATCCACGGTTGCATCACATATATTAGCCGCAAGCTGAAAGCCGCCGGATGCAGTTGTATCATTTATTTCGGTAGATAAAGCCTTGAGACCATAACTGGTATCCATAAGAAGGTCTCTGACTATAAGGGCTGGATTGTTTGACCATGCTGTAGAGTCATCCCTTGGGTCGTAAACTTTCTTTCCTTTTACCTCAAACCATATATTAGGGACGTTGGGGAGCCTTTCCGCATCATAGACCAATTCCATGTAGACATAAGCCATGCCCTGAAATTTACAGGTTGATGGGTAGCTGCTTGATAAATTGTTACTAGCCATCCCATCCACTGCTGTCTGGCTTCCATTATGAAACGTAAACCTGATAAGGCGATTGTTAGTACCGCTTACACTAAAAGCGTTTCCGTTAGCGGAGTTAAGAAGCTCGCTGTTGGTGACGTATTGTACGGTCTCTCCAAATTGGGTACTGCTGGCAAGCGTACAGGTAAACTCGTTGATATGTAGTTTTTCAATGCTCTCTATTTCATGCCCAGCAAGAACAATCGCTAAATGCAGAATCTCAAAATCAGCTCCGCTGCATTCCATCTTGACAATAGTTCCACCAATACGGCATTGCCCATAAACTAACTGTCTTGGCAGCGCCGCGCCTTTTGCAGCGATCTTTGTGCCAAAGTTATCCCTGCTGGCATCCATGCCTTTACTGGTGAGCATTCCTATACCGCTGGATATAAGGGTGGTAAGAAAAGTGGCGGACGCCATAAAGGTCGCCATTGCGGTAACGCCTCCAAACGTGGTCAGCGTAGCTGCGGGAATCAGGCTGAATGCACCTAGCGTCTGAATCGTTATATACACGACAACAGCCGCTATGATTGCTGTTTTTATTGCTTTAGCCATTTATTGCTAACACCATTCTTATACTTGATTTGGGCTTGAGCGAATGCCCTTCATCAGAAGGACACACAACTGCATAGCCATCACAGATGCCCACCATTCTATTTGTATTTTCCTTGATTATGGCAATATCTCCCTTCTGGGCTTCTTCGGGTTGCCGCCAAACAAACCCTTTTTGCAGTGCCGCTTTCTTGACGCACCGAGTCAAAGTTCCGGCGTATTGTTTTATTGCAATATTCGCTGATTCCTCATCGTGCCATTGCAGAGCCTTCGGTATTACATCTTCGCCCGTTATTGATTTAATAGCGGCGTTTGCAAAACTAACGCAATCCCATTCTCCCCACTTAAAGGGGCGATCCCTGTTATCTGTAAGGAATTGATGAAACGCCTCCTCCCAGTTGTTAATCTTTTTCATTAATCGTTGCGTTATCCCCTGAGTTTTTCAGTATTTTCATCAGGAGGACCCCCGTAACCGGCATTGGCTCCCCGCCTTCCCCACATTAATTGCAAGTCCTGTATTGCAGCGACTTCATTTAGAGAAGTATCGCTAGGATAGAGCAGTTGTTGTGATTCATTGGTGTATCTGATGTTTGAGGGTCGTCTTAGGTCTACAAGTCTGTTTTCACTGTTAATAGTTACCATTGCCCCTTGTGTGTTATCAGTTACTTGGATTTGCGTCATTCTCCCGCTAAAAAGAGTCATCAAACCATCAACGTGATCAGTGCCTCCAGAGATGAATGCCAAATAAAGAATTATTGGCCTGTTTTGATAGTTTTCAGTCAGAGCATAGTTAAGAACTGTTGTGTCCATTCCCGAAAGAGAAAAAGTAACCCCCGAACTTTTCAGCTCCTTGGAATCCTCAATATCAGAGATAGCCAGCAAGGTTCCGGCTCCCTCGTAAGTCTCTGAGTTTATTGTTAATTCATCCATCCCTGAATGCAGACGGATAGTAGCGGTATCAAAGGATGCTTTTACTGCAAAAATAATATTCTGGTGATCTTCCGCCAGTTTGATTGCGGCTTTTGCATCTACTCCTGCTCTGCTAGCCATTAGACAACCTCAATAAACGGGACGGTCATTCCGTAAAGGCTTATTTCGTTTGCCGACCACTGTGCAATGTTTGATGCCATTCTGAACCGCGATTTATTGTGAGCCGCACTGAATCCGACCCTATGCGTATTAGTCAGGTCTTGCCTGAGCTTCGGCTGTATCTTTACTGAAAACTCGTTAGGGGAGCCGGAGGTTTCTGTAGCATCTTCGGTTGCCATGACAAGCTGTATGCGGTTACTGGTCGCAGCCGCCCCGTCATAAACAGCAAGGTAGTCTCCCTTCTTTATCGTCCCAGCAGCGCTGTTAGAGGAAGCGTCAAGGGATAATGCAGTGGAACCCTTAATGTTTTGCCTAACCTTGCAAGATGCTGTGGTTGTTTCAGAGGTTAAAGCCGTATCTACAACTACGACAGTGTTTGATGTCCAAGTGGTTATCTTGTGTGTGGTGTTGTTTTCTTCGTTGACAGCGCCGGATACAGTTATGAAATCGCCCACTCTTAAACCATCAAAGATAGAACCTGCGGTGCTTGTGATCGTATTTACCGAAAAAGTAAGGGTTGCGCTGGCTACATTAGTTCCGCTATCTACCCGTATCTTCCCCTTTAGGTAATCGCCGTTATAGGTTCCTTGCGGGGTTCTTGCATCTGGATCAATAAACAGAAAATAATTTTTTATGCCATTTAGATTAAGCAGGAATGATTGCCATTCACTCGCTTGAGTGCGGCTCATAGTGGGCAACGTGGCCGTACCATGCCAATAGACAGCATCATATTCTTGAGTTCTATATTTTGCGCTAAAAGGGGATGCGGTTACTCCAATCGTTCTTTCAAGAATAAAATCGGATCGCGCAAACCAAGGGGTCGTAGGAGCAGTAATTAGTTTTGGCATCTAGGTTCCTAATAATCCGCGCCTGTAGTTGCCGCCTCGCTGGGTTGCTTCTAGTACGCTGGTTTTGGTCACTTCGCTTATTTGCGGAAGCATTCTCTGAACTTCAGCCCTTACTGTTGGGACAACGCCAGTAGAAAAGTTAAGGCTCTGATTAATGACTATTGACTGACCGCCATTCCCGCGAGAGCTGGCGTTAGTTCTTATAAGACCGCCGGTATTAGGAACAAACATTTCAGGTCCGCGCTCTCCTACCATGTAAGCCTGTCCTTTATTTACATTGCCTCCACCGGCTTTGGGCAAGCCTCCTGTGCCACTATAAAAATTATCCCATGAATTACCGCCGCCGCCAGAACCCCAGCTACCTATAACTGGCTGAGGAGTATAGCCACTGAAATTACTAAAAACGGCATTAAGTATTTGATTGACCACCGCCATTTGTAAAAAGGTTGCTATTATTTGAGAAACTATATCCTTGGCAAAATTCTTAAATGAGACCAGTGCGCTTTGGCCTTCCATTAATGAATCCACAAAGTTAGTAGTAAACTGATGGGCGGCTGCTGCTATTGCTGGGGCTAAGACATCCTCAAAAGTTTCAGACACCTCAACTAAATCGGTTTCTAATTCTTTTATCTCAGTCCCAATACGATCTAATACTTCTTGGATTTCGGCGGGGTTGCGATCCCCAAAAAGGAACTTCATAACCTCAGCATCACCGGAAGCCACAGCCGCTTTTATTTCAGCCAGCTCCTCTGTAAGAGCTTCAAGTGGAGTAACAGTTCCATCAATAGTGCTTTGAAGTCCTCCAAATTCTGTTTCCATCAAAGCCAGAGCATCTGCTGCTGCTTCTTCAACCAAGGCTAACGCATCTGCCGCTGCCTCCGCTTCATCTTCAAGTATCTCTAACGCCATTTCCTCCTCAATATCTTGAAGGTAATTTCTGATTCTTAACAACTCATCCTCTGGCAACTGCCCTGATGCTGTTATTAAAGCCAGATCAGCAAATTGCGCTGCAAGCTCTTCAGCAGGAGTAACCGTATCTTCAAGTACCTTTTTCAAACGTCCTAAAGCCTCTTGCTGGGCTATTAATACGGCTGGGTCAACAGAAGGTATGGTAGGGTCAAAATCTGTAACAAATTGTGGTCCCTTCTGCAATTCCGCCTTTCTCGCTATCTCAGCAAGCATCGCATCCGTGCCATGCTGATCCCATGAAGGTCCACTCGCATCTGACATCGCTCTCCTTGCTGCGGCGGCTCTTTGCTCTAAAGTTGGCCCTCCTTCTTGGTTTCCCCAGAATCCTTCTGGGGCAAGCTCAGGAAATTGGGCGTAAAAACTAGCCATTGATCTTGCCGCTGCTCGTTGGCGCTGCTCTTCTTTAAGCTCTCTAGCAGCAATTAGCCCTTCATTAATTCCCGTAATGAACTCGGTCATACTATCGGCTAAGCCTTTTAGCCATCTTCCTAGACCGCTGTTAAATAAAGTCTCCTTTAGCTCTTTAAAGGCAATTTCCATATTGGAAGTCTTGGTAGAAAGAAGGTCCATTCTTTCCGCCATGATCCCGCCAAAATCTTCCTTTAAGCCATCCTGCAAGGCGGTCATTATGATGTTTGCGCCTTCGGCTGTTTTGCCAAGCTCTGATAACTCGGTGCGATTTTTCTGTATCTTCTCCGCAAGGATTGTATAGACGGGAATGCCCTGATTAACTAGCTGCTCTAGCTCTTCAAGGCCAAGGCCACCGCCAGCGGCTCGCTGGGTAATACGAATAAGCGTATTAAACGCTTCAAGAGGATTAAGTGCCGCAGAAGCAGCGTCACCAAAGATAGTAAGCATATCTTCGGCTGGCTCTATGCCATTAGACTTCAGTTGTATAAAGGCTTCGGTGACAGTTTCAAGCTGGAAGGGTGTTGTTTGTGCAAAGGCTTTTATATCTTCAAAGGCTTTTGCGCCCGCCTCTCTGGAACCGTAAATCCTATCAAGAGTGATGCCCAGAGCTTGAAATTCATCACCTGTTTTAGCGATGCCTTTAATCGCGGCAATGCCAGCCATCGCAGTACCGACAGCAGCCAATGGCCCTAAAAGACCTTTAAGCTGCCCGCCCATGCGGGTGATAGGGGATTTACCCCCTGCTGGGAAAGTTTTATTTACTTTATTTTTAACATCAGCCAACCCGCGCTGTAACTGCCGCGTATCAGCCTTTATCTGGATTATTAATTCATCTACTTTAGTAGCCATTAGTCAGGGTGAAGCTCCATAAGAGTTTCTAACTCGTCTGTTGTCATAGGGGATTTATCTTGCACCCCGTTAAACTCTTTAAACCCAGCTATAGCCAAATAGATTTCCGGCAAAGACATTTGCCAGAAATTGTTAGGCTGTATCCCAATCATCCCTACGCAAATTTCGTACAGCCTAGCCCAATCTATTCTGGAGTCACGATCAAGACTCCTGCTCATCTTCTTCTTTTGCTACCAAGGTATTAGCCAATAATTCGGCTACCGCCCGACAAGCATTAACAATGCCAGCATCGGCAATGATTTGATTTATATCTTTTTCTTTAAGATCATTACCCCCACCGCGAATAGAATGCAGCAAAACAGTTCTTAACTCAGTTACTCTAATATTGGCATCGCCAAGGCGGTGGGTAATTCCAAGGATTCCATCGTTTAGCTCGGTTTCTATCTTTATAATAGAATCCACAGTTAAGCGAGTCTTATACTCCTTTTTCCCCAGCGTGATCATCATCTCGCCCTTCAACGGGTTTGTCATCTGACTTACTCCTTTTCACTTTAGCTTCTGCTTGTTTGACCGTTATTGTTACTACGTCATCTCGTTCATCAAGTTGAACAGAATCCACGGGATGAGGCGAGCCATCAACCTTGATTGAAATGGCTTCTTTTCCTGTATTTGGCACAGAGATTTCATTACCCCGCATCATTGCGGGATACTCTTGGCCGTCAATCTCTAGCGTTATCTCTTTCCACGCCATATCAGTCACCCGTTATATTATGCTGCTGCAAAACTAATAGTTCCGCCGCTTTCAAAAGACAGACTATAACTAGCCTCCCCGTTATATTCTCCAGAATACTCTAAAGAAGTTAGCTGAAAGCTGCCAGAGTATGTTCCGAGATCAGGAATGATAAAAGAACAGGCCAGCAACGCTGCGCCGCCAAATTGAGTCCTTAGCGCTGCTTCTGCCGCAGTATCAGTGAAAACCCCCGATCCAGAAATAGACATAGACTGAACACCCGCTGCGGGTAATAATGCTCTAATTCCTGCACTATCTTTATTTGTTACATCTACCGTTTCTTCATTCAAAGTTATAGATGATGATCTGAGACCACCCACGGTAGTTTGTGTACCGCTTACCGCTATCTTAATGAGAACGGCGTTACCTTTTTGAGCCGCCATAGTTTCACCTCAATTATGTTGTGCCTAAAACGATTGCGCGAAATCGCATGATTCCATGCCTTGTGATCCCATCTGGGTCTCTAATTATATCACTGAATTCCATCCGATTATTTATGAAATTGAACCCAGTAACAGTTAGGTCAACATCATGCAACAAAGTATGTACCCTGTCCATAATATCCTTAGCCTGTTTGCTGCCGTGGTTCTGGCTCCAAATGTGAAGATTCAGGGTGGTCTCGGAACCTGCAACATCTTTAGTTGAGTAATCCATTGTTGAATCATCGCCTAGCTGAACAAACGGATAAGCCGAACCTTGAGGGACATCATCATAAACGCCAGCCCCTAAAGTGCTAGTCAGATTAGAGTCCGATGATAGCTTTGCGTATACCGCTGTCTGAAGGGCGAACTGACCTGTACTCACCGTATAAGTCCTTCCCGTTTAAATATAGATTTAACCTTCTCAGCACTTTGATTCAAAGCTGGCTGTAAGAAAGGTCTTGCTTTCATATTCACAGTTCCAAATTCCAAAGCTGCTGCGTACTCAGCAGAAGCTACAACCTCTCCAACAACGGCGGAGCCGTCTTTTTTAACG